ATGAACTGTGCTTGGCAATAAAAACGGTTCGGGGGTGTCGGGTTCGGTCATGGTGATGGTCTCGTGCCATTTGTCGGGGCGGAGTTTGGGTGCTTTGCTGGGTTGGTTCTTGAGGTGTGGTTTGTCTGCCCGGTATTGCTCGACCTTGTTCCGGTGGTTGAACAGTTCGGAGCATTGCTTCTGTCCACAGGTTTGCCGTGGTCGGCTGGGTTCGGGTGAGGTTGATTCAGTTGGGCCTGCCATCATGGCCTGACCGCAGACTCGGCATTCCCAGAGTTGGACCTTGACGTATCGAGGTTTGCGCTTGGATTCGGCAGCGCACGGGATGGAGCAGAACTTGCCTCCTCCTCGTCGGACGTTGCGCCAATCCGGGGTGAATGGTTGTTGGCAGGTCTGGCAGTTTGTCAGTTCTGCTCCAACTGTCGGTGCTTCGCGTCTTGCTTGGATGCGGAGCGCGGTCTTGCGGTTGACGTATCTGGCTCCTCGAGCGGCGTTACAGGGGGCGCATGATCCGACGATGTTCATCCGGTCGTAGGGGTCTCCTCCCCGGTCCAGTTCGATCAGGTGGTCAGCTTGGGTTGAGGGTCGGCGGTGGCACCAATGGCAGGTCGGTTCCTCAGCTAGTACCTGTTGGCGTAGGGCCTTCCAGCGCGCGTCGCGGTAGACGGGATTCTGTGAGGGCATCAGCCGATCCCTGCCCCGGCGCAGGCGGCGCATTGGTGGATCACGTCGTCGGTGTCGACTGTCTTGCCGATGCCGTGGCATTGTCCACAGAGCCTTGGCATGGGTATCTCATTAGATGCCAGTTCTCTCATAGTCTTTACTTGTTCAGTCTTTACTAATACACGGGCATTATCCCCGTGAGGTTTATCCCTGTGAGGTGGCTTGCCTTTGTCCACATTGTCCACAGGGTTACACACAGGGCTGTCGAATACGTCGATGTCGTACTTCCAGCGTCCGAGCGTGTCCTGATACCTACGCCGCTTCACATACCCGGCGCGCTCCAGCTCAATCATGGCGGTCCGAATCGCGTCGAGGCCTTCCTTCTTGACGGTGGCAAGGTGGGCGGTGGAGGTTTGCCAATGGTCGGGTTTGGACAGGATGTAGACGAGGACCCCGGTCGCTTTGAACGACAGCCGGTCGTCGGCGATCACCTCGTTCCTGATGACCGTCCAGTTGGTCTCCGGGCGTGGTGTCCGGCGGATCATGCTTCGATCCACCTGAGGGTCACAGTGTCCGGTCCCCATACACAGCCTGCTTCGCCCATGATCTGCCAGCTGTCGTTGGTAGGCCGAATAAACAGCACCCATGACCAGCGGTCTTTGTACTCGGTGGTCAGTAACTGGTACTGAAGGGGTCGGATCGGTTGTTGCCATGGATGGTTCATTGTGTGCTCCTTGATAGTCGGTTCAAGATGGTGACCATGTCGGTCGGCCTCCAGACGTAGGCCTCGGCTCCGCAGGCCACCAAGGTGCGGATCCACCGGTCCTGCTCCGGGGACAAACGTCCTCGAGCAGACTTCAGTTCGGCGAAGATTACGCCGCGATCAGGATGGGCGAGAACGAGGTCGGGGAAGCCTGCGTCGCCTTGGAGGGGGGTGGCCCATACGCCGGGGCGCAGCTGTACGGCGCGCGTATGGTGGACGATCCAGCCATGCCAGTGTGCCGCCTCAATGACTGCCGACTGGAATTCGGCCTCGGGGCCTCTCATCGCAGGTCCGTGATCGGCAGGAGGTCGGTCTGGGGGACAGCCAAGAAGACCAGACCCTTCTGCTCGTAGGCTGCGCCGTACTCGACGACGTAATCCAGATCACGCCAGCCTGCGACACGCACCGAGGAGCCTTGGATGATCGCCAGAACGTAGGGGGTGGCTGGTGAGCATCGGTCGGCTTCCAGTTCCTTGACGATCAGTTTGCCGCCTTGATACCGGGTGGAGCGCACCTCGATCCGGTCGCCGACATCATGCCGATCGGGCCCGAATACGCCGGTCCATTCCAGCCCGGTAGCGATAGCGACAGCCAGTTCGCCCATACAGCCGTCCACGTTGTAGGAGATCACCTGCTCGGCGGTCAGGCCGTCCTTCATGTTCTTGCGTCGGCCTTGGACATAGTGCTCGGCACGTCCGACAGCCTCCTCATGGCAGGTCAGCATCTGCTCCGGCGACAGCTCCACAAGCATCAGAACGGCTCCTCGGCAGGTTTGCCGGACTTCTTCTCCTCTTGGAGGCGTGTAATCAGTCGGTCAAAGGTGTCTTTGGTTGTGGGCACAGGTCCGGCGTAGCCCAAAGCGCGCAGGAAGTTCGTTTGACGATCGGTCGGTGTCCAACCGGATCCGGTGCTGTTTGTCGCGCGTCGTTGCGGAGCCGGTCCCTTAGCCCACAGAGCAAGCGAGATACCGAATCTCATGGCGGCGTTGCGAAGGAAGTCCGATACCAGTTCCTTGTCGATGTCTGCTTTGTGTGCTTCTACTGATCCGACAGCCGGACGTGTTACACCGAGGAGGGTGAGACGGCCCCACATGGAGACGGTTGGGGTCTCGACGATGGTGCCGTCGCGCTTCTTCATCTTGCCGATTTGGAGGTGGGTGGCAGGTCGACCTGCTTCCCATGCGACCGGTTCCCATGTCCATTCGGGATCAATCTCAATAAGGATTCGGGTGATCTCGGCGTGTCCGACGTAGTTGAGCAGGATGCCGTTCTTGTCGATCTGGGAGACGGTCTCGGGGTCCGGCGTGTAGTAGTCGGCAAGCGCGCCAAGGAGGGGATGGAGGTCAGCCACGGCGACGCTCCTCGGCTCGCTGTTGGATGCGGACGAGGTTCTGGAAGTGCTCGGCCTTGTAGCAAGGGAAGCACCAGACGGACCATGAGCCGGGGGACCAGTGGAAGATGTCGTCTCCGGCGAGCGGTGCGCCACAACGGCAACAGGCACCGGCACGGGGTTGCTCAAGCACGTTCCGGTCAATCACCACGCACCGCCTCGTTCATAAAGTGGGCTACCAAATCTTTGGGCGAGGTTTTGAGCGGGTCACAATAGGCGAATACCTCGTAACACGCCATCTGTAGGGCAACACGCAGTAACTCAATCTCGTCGGCGGCTCGATGTATTGCTCTCTCGTCGTCCAGCATGACTTCATCACCAAGACGCATTGCCCGTAGTCGGGTCACGATGTCGTCAATCATTGAAGCCGCCGAGGTTCATTCGGACGAGCGTGTCCATGGTGGTCTTGGTCATGGCGGACGGTGCGACATCCAGCGAGTTGAGGCAGTAGGAGCACTCGTAGAGGGCGCGGCGCAGCTCGGCGCGGTCGTCTCGGAGTCGTGCGATCTCGTGCGCCATCGTCAGAATCCTCGAGGTGGCTTCCTCTAGGGCCAAGGTGGCTTGGCGTATCGCTTCTTCGATGCTGTCGGTCATCGGATTATCCTCTCGTGGGTTTATCCGACACGGTAGCGGATGGGTGTCGGGGAGTGGTGGAGCCGCGATCGTTCCCGTTCGGTGGTGCCACCCCAGATGCCGGGGAGGCTTCGATCGGGGAACGACATGGCGTAGGCGAGGCAGGCTTCGCGGACCGGGCAGGCGTGGCAGATCTTGATGGCGCGCTTCGCGTCGGCGGCACCTTGCCGACCGGGCTGGGGGAAGAAGATGATGGTGGGCAGGTTCTGGCAGTCGGCTTGTTCCATCCAGCTGGGCTGGTTGATGTTCAGCACGTCCGGCTCCACGGCTCCCAGCCACAGCCATGGTGATGGTCGTGCCACCGCCAGATCTCGAGGGCCATCGCAAGGTTGACGGCTGGCTCGTTGATGCGGTCCCACGACCCGAACAGGTTGGCGGTCTCGTCGGACCATACTTGGTTGATTTGGAGGGGCCCGTGGTCGTGTCCGTTGAAGTTCTTGTGTCCGGGGATGATGTTCAGGCATCGGGATTCCTGCCACATCTCCTCGAGGACGTTGACCAGTTCCTCTTCAGGCCAGCCGACCTCGAGGGCGAGCGGTGCCCATTCTTGGCAGGGTGTGTCGAGGGCTATCAGGGTGCTCAGATCGGCTTGTAGCGCGTCGTGGGCTGTTTTAGGGGCCTCTGAGGTGGTTGTGGTGGTGGTTGCCGCAGTTGAGGGGACGGGGGCGAGGGGGATGGTGCGGACTGTCGGCTCGGTGACGACGGCTGGCTGCGGTGCCGGGTCGGTCTCGAGGATCCGGTGGAGGATCTCGTTCCCGGCGATCACGGACATCATGCCCATGAATGCGAGAACGATCAGGTCGGTGGTTCTGAGCTTCATGTGGTTCTCCTTGAGGTCGGTCCAGCAGGGCTGGCGGAAGGGTTCCCTACGGTCTACCGACTCGGAGAGTCGATGTCAGGGATACAGGGCCTTCCATGTGACGGGGCCTACCACGCCGTCCACGATTAGCCCTCGAGCTTTTTGGAAGTTGCGGACGTGCTGATCGGTGGCGCGACCGAACTGTCCGTCTGCGGTGATCTTGAGGGCTTGTTGGACGGCGACGACGGCAGGGCCGCTTGAGCCGAAGCGTAGGGGCTTGCCGGGGTAGGTGAGCTGTGATGGTGCGGAAGGGACGCTTGGAACGGTCTGAGGCAATCCTAGGAGCCTGTCAGCGATCGGAGTGATGTCGTTCCAACGGTCGGGGTGGACCTCGAGGTGGATCCATGCGTCGCCTTGCCCGGGGGACCGCTTCACCCAGCCGCGACCGGCTTCCCAATACTGCTTCAGCCGATAATGGTGGATCCGTTGGATGCCCAGCTCCTCGGAGTACGCGATCAGCCACGGCAAGATCTCGGCCTCAAGGACGGTCTGGTCGGTGTAGCCAAGGTCAACAGCTGCGCCGAAGGCGTGGGATGACCATGAGGTTCCTCCTCGGATCGGTCGCCGGTTATAGATGCCGAGGTTCTTGAGGCCCCAGCGGTCCTTTGCGAAGGCGGCGATCTTGGTGAGGTTGGGGGAGGCGGCGGCGTGAGCTGCGCCCGGTTCCCCGGCCTTCTGCCATGAACGGAACTTGGTTGCTTCAGTCATGAGGTGGCGGCGTAGTGGGTGAGAATGATGACGGCGTGGGTGCCGGTCGGAACGACAGCCCACAGCTCCTCGCCTTGAGGGACCTCCACGGTGAAGTTCGTGTTGTTGTCGATCTTGAGGCCGTTGCTGGTGGTCACGTCCGAGCCGCCGATGTAGACATCGTTACCGTCCGGGCGAATCACGATCGTTCGAGGCCGGTTGATTGCCTTGGTGATGATCTTGACCGGGGCTGTTGTAACCGTGGTTCGGGTGGAGATCATTGGTCGTCCTTCTGCTCTTTGTCTTTGAGTCCGTTGGATGCCAACACGCCGGAGAGTGCGCCGGTCATGAACAAGACGAGAGGGTTGAGGGTCGCCCAGGCGGACTCGTCGTTCGGGGACACCTCGAGGGGCTGGACGACGAATAGCAGGCCGTACAGGAGGGAGCAGACCGCGAGCATGAAGGTGACTGACAGGGCGCAGCCGATCACGAAGATCAGCCGGGCTTTGATCTCGGAGTTGGTGTACTTCTTCACGGGGTGACCTCGCATCGTTGGGCGGTGGGGGCGGTCTCACAGTTGTCGCGTACCCGGTCGGAGCATCCGGCGACGATCCAGATCGCGACGGCCCCGAGAAGGGCGACGAGGATGGCGGCTGATCTCATCAGTACGGGCCTACGTCTTCGACAGACAGGAAGGCGAAGGCTGTCGCCGATCTGTTCGCTGATCCGGTGCCTGTTGAGTTTTGGAGGGTGGCGACAAGGGTGGTCGATCCGGCGCTGTAGGTGGCGTATCCGACGACGATGCCGCTTTGCTGTTGTAGGCCGGTGTTGTACACGATGCCTTGCTGTTGGATTGCTCCGGAGATGTTTGTGATGCGGATTCGCATGGTCATCGCGGCAGCGACGGACGACCCGAAGCCCGGTTCGTAGTAGGTGAGCCGGTACAGCCTGTTCGCAACGGCAGTAAACGTCACGGACGAGATTTGTACTTCTTCGGCGGTGACGGTTGCGTCGGTGGCGGTGGCGGTGTTGTACGCCATGATTCCTCGAGGGAACCGGTTTTGTTGGTCGGCGGTTAGGACTGCTCCGCTGCTGAAGTCTGTGTTTGCGTTGATTGCCATGATTACGCCAATCTGTTGGTGTTAAGTACGCCGTAAGTGGATGAATTTAACTCGAATGACTGATTGTCGACACCTGCTACTAACGTCAATTCTATTCGAGTGTCGGACGGGGTGGCGTAGATTCGGCGGCCTGTGTTGACCGTTTGGAACGTCGCCGATGAGGTCATCCCGGCACCCTTGTAGGTGATCGCCTGCCGGTTCCAGACGGCACTGCCGGACGACAGCAGACGGATGAAGGCTTGGAGTGCTGCGCCGTCGTCGACTGCTCGTGCTCGAAGCAGTTTGTAACTGGTTGTGATGCGGTCGGGGATGTAGCGGACGGTGCCGTACCGGTTGGCCCAGAAGTTGGCGACCGTATTCATAAACTGGTTGCCGTAGGTGATGGTGTTGAAGAAGGTGGACGGGATACAGGTTGCGTAGGATCTGGCGCGTACCCCGTATTCGTTCTGTGACGTGGTGTTAGTCGACGTGACTGCCGCTAAGGGGCTAAATGTGGTCAATGGGTTGGCGTAACATTGGTTAGTTAGTTCGTTCTGTTGGAAGCCCACGTTGATCTGGTCAAACGGGACTTGCCCGGTGGTGAGGGCTGACGAGCCGTCGACCATGGTGGTCGTGTAGGCCCGGGTCGTTCTGTTAAGCGTTGAGTCGATGCTGTCGCAGTTCCAGAACCAGCGGTCGGAGGTAATCGTGTAGTTGGTTGCGTAGGCGGTCGCTGGCCCAGTCGGTAATGCTTGATTGTTCAGCCAATCTCCGAGGGTGCCCTGTGTAAGCCCGGACGTTGAGCAGGCGGTCACGGTGTCGGTGACCATAGTGGTCGTTGTCCGCGAATTGAGCGAGGTGGTCGATCCCATGGTGGGGGTCGCGGCGGTTTGGGCGTAGGCGTATGACGGGTTAAAGAATGAGTCAACGAACGTGTTGAGACGAAGCGTGTAGCCGCCACCTGTGTCTAATAGTTGATTAGATGAGCGGCCTGCTATCGACAGGAAGTCAAGGCCTCGGATGCTGACCACAGACTGTTTGGGTGATGCTTGGATGATCTCAAAGTCTTGAATGAGACCGACAAACACGGATTCGGTGAGTCCTGCGCCGGTACATGAGATCACGACGGCTTGCTTGAACCAGTTGACTGACGCATAGGTGCCGGAGCCGTTTGGGGTGAATTGTCCGCCGTTGTTGTTGATCGTGATTTGGCAGGTGCTTCGGCCTGCTGATCCAATGTTGGCGTTTAGGTCAACAACGAAGTCGGTGACGTAACTGGTGATGTCAGTCAGTCCGCCGATGTCGCCGTACTTGACAGTCCACGCCAGATCGAAGGCCATCAGAATCTGACTCCGGAGGTGGTGGCGAGTGCGACGGCACCGTTATTCCTCACCCATTTTTGGAGTGCGGCTACTACTGCGTCCGGGTCGGCTGACGTGACGGTCACGTTGATCGTGTTGCCGCCGAGAGCCGAGTTAGGGGTGACGTAGCCGGACTGTCCGGAGCCGAGGGTGAGCAGCTCCGGGCCGCGCTCGCCGACCAGATACGTTCCGGCGGACACCGGGCCACCCATCGCGCGTCCGGGGATGCCGAGGGTGCCGAGGAAGGCTTCGTTCTCCATGACCGATTGGACAGCCTGACCGACCGACACGTTCATCCCTCGAGCCGACCCGGTCTTGATGATGGCGAGAAGGGCGACGGCGCGTTCTAGTTGCCCGGTGTTGACCAGCACGAGGAGCTGGTTCTGGTCTTGGTTGGACAGGTTGATGGTCTCGGCGAGCAGGGCGATCTCGCGGATGACGTTGGCGACGGCCTCCTCGTAGGCGGCGACCTTGGACGGGTCGGCGAAGGCTTCGGCGGCGGCGGTCTTCAGCTCCTCGACGGCCTCGCGCGCCTCGTTGATTGCGTCCTGCGTATCCAGCGTGTCGAGGAGGCGTTGCCATCCGATGTTCAGCTCGTAGAGGGCATCCTCGGTGTCTTCTAGGCCCTCGATGACGTAGCGGTCTTGGTCGGCGGCTGCGAGGCGAGCGTCGGTGTAGCCGGTCCAGCCGTCGTGGAGCTTCTGAAGCTGTTCGGCTTGATCCTTTAGGCCGGGGGTGATCTTCTCGATCACGTCTCCGGCTGGCTTGAAGTCGATGACTTTGTTGACTGCGCCAGTTACGTCGGCGAGCAGTTCCACGGCTTTGCCGAGGATAGGTACAAGGTTCTCGCCGAGTGCGATCGCAAAGTCCTCAAAGCCGTCCTTCAGTTGATCCATGTTCTCGCGGAACTTGCGAGCCTTGTCCAGTTCCTTCTGGTCAATGACCTTCGCGTCAGAGACCGAGTCGAGCGACTTGCGGAGCTTGTCGGAGCCTCCGGCGATCAGCTCGGACATGGACTGCCAGCCCTTGCCAAGCAGTTCCGAGGCCACCCGGGCACGTTCCGCCGGGTCCTTGATGCCGTTTAGCCGGTCGATCACGTTGAGGAAGGTCTCGTTCGCGTCGACGGTGCCGTCCTTGGCGTAGGCGACCTGTACGCCTAACTCCTCGAACAGTTCCGGGGAATTGCCGAGAACCTTGTTCATCTTGCCGATACCGGTCTCCAGCACCCCGGTCTCGATGCCGATGTCTCCGGCGACTTCAGCGAGTCGGGATGCTTCCTCGACGGTCAGGCCGGTTGCGTCGGCTAGTTCTCCGGCGGCGATCGCTACGTCTTGGAAGTCTCCGATGGCTTTGCCTGCGAAGGTGGCGATGGACGCTCCGGCGGCGAAGGCGAACGTGGCGGCGTTGGCTTTGACTGTGTCTAAGGCGGCTTTGCCTCCGGCCTTGAACTTGCCCATGGCCCCTTCAGCTTTGCCGACCTCTTGCTTGAAGTTGTTGAAGGCGGCTTTGGCGGCTTTGATGCCGGAGTCCTCGAGGGACGTGATGATGGGGATTTGGATTGCCATCAGAGCCTGACCTTCATGAGTTGCCGGTTGGCTTGTTGGACGACATCGGCGACGACCTTCTCCATCTCGGCGATGGTGGGGCCGAGCCGGTTGTCGATGTCGCGCCACATGAACCGGGACGCTGTGCCGAGCTGTGCGTCAAGGGCTGACGCGAAGTTGGGTCGCTGGTACTTCAGTTCGCGTCGTGAGGTTCCGCCGCCGGCTTTGCCTGCCATGTCGACGATGGCGACCGGTGCGCCTCGGGTGACGATGCGGACCACGTTGACCGGTTTGCCGGTGGTGGTGGCGTTGAGGTCGCGTCGTGGGCGGCGCGCGTCGATCTTGATGACGGCTGTCTTGCGGTTGGACCAGCCGGTGCGTCCGTTGTGCGCCATCCCGGACAGGGGTGGGGTGGAGGGGATGCGCGCGTTGATGTCGGTGACGAGCGGCTTGACGACGTTGCGGATCTCACGGTTTAGGGTACGGCGGAGTTCCGGCTCCACCTTGCCGAGATCCCGGAGGGTCTCGCCTAGTCCCTTGACCTGTGCTGTCATCGTCTGGCCTGTTCTGCCTTCTTGTCTTGCTCGTTTAGTTGTCGGATCATCTCGTTGACGACCGATGGTTCTGTGTCGAGCAGAAGTCCGGGTGCTATGCCGGTTCGGAGGGCCAGCGTGGCGATCAGTCGGGTGACTTCTCCGGGGTGCCTGCTCGTTCTTTTGGGATGAACTTGACCTCGGCGACGGTGTCCAGCCATGGGGTGAACAACTTGACCGGGACACCTGCCGCCTTCACGGCCTCCCATGCGAGGTAGGCCATCGGCTTGAACTTCACGTCCTCGAGGAACTTGGACCACGACAGGTTGGGGTGGTGGTCCTCCCAACGGCAGGCGACCGCAAAGGTCACGGGGGCTTCGTGGATCTCGCCGTCGTTCATCACGACTTGAATGGTCATTCCGATCATGGGCGAATCCTACTCAGCCGGGTGTGCGGATCAGGTGATGTCGCGCGCCCACGTGCCGCCCACGAATTCGAGCGTGATCATCGCCAGCTCGCCGACCGTTGAGGCGACCGGGCTGAAGCTGGCGAGCATCGCGCCGGTGATCGTGTACTCCGGGTTGGAGGCCGATTCGGTGGTGCCGCTGGGCGAGATGACGAGGTTCGTGGAGCCTTGTCCGACGAGGGCGGCGCACATGGTCTCGATCTCGGAGGTGGCTCCGGATCCGCCGTAGGACAGGTAGCACTCGAGGGAGACGCTGATGGACTGGAGGCCTTGGACGTACTTGCGTCCGAGGTCGCCCATGGCGGTCGCCTCGAGCGAGTCGTAGCCGACGGTCAGGGTGGCGGACCGCACCTGATCGGAGATGTCGTAGGTCGTCGCGCCTTGCGTGATGTTCACGGTGGCGTTGGACAGGAATGTGGTTGTCGCCATGGTTGGCTCCTTCTGTTAGTTGCGTTTGCTGGAGATTCGTACGGTCAGGTCGTAGGCCGGTAGTTCCTGCGACCCGATCTGTGCGATGGTGGGTTGCCCTCCGGTGATCGCCAGTGTCGAGTTCATGAGAGCGTCGATGGCGGTGAGGAGGTAGTCGCCTGCGTCTTGGTTGCCGGGTGGCGGAGCCAAGACTCGGATCGTGAGGGTGATGTCGCCGACGTTGTAGGTGAAGGCGTTGAAGGTGGGCAGCTCGATGAAGACGGTGAGCGGTCGCGCGTTGCGAGGGTCGGTGACGGGAACGTAGCCCTTCGCGGTGATGACGTTGGCGACTGCTGTGATCGCTTCCGCGAACATTCCTGTGGCTGCCATGTCATGCCACCTGACTCCTGCGTACTCCGAGCAGTTGGAGGATCCGACCGTTCGTCAGGGTGGGCACTCCGACCGACATGGTCTCGAAGGACTGGAAGGAGTCCACTGAGCCACGTTCCCGGTATAGGGCCGCCGCCATGAGTGTCGCTCCGAGTTGGATTGACGCATCGGGGGCTGTGGTGGGGGAGTCGAAGTATCCAGCCTGCTGACGGCGACGGAAGCACCATTGGTTGCTGGCGGCAACACAGGTGGCGATGTAGGCGGTGTCATTCGCGGTCGCACCGGAGATGCCAAGGAATTCGGTGACGAGGGCCGAGGTGGTCCACGTACAGCTGATGCTCCATGTCAGGGTTCCGGTGGGGATCGCAGCTGACCGCTCAAGGTCGTCGCCTGCGTCGTAGAACAGCAGTTGGTTCGGGACGATGATGTCCGGGTTGTACAGGAGGTCACCTTCGTCGTCGACTCCGATGAACAGGAACGTCGGCACAGCAAAGACGGTGTGGGTGCCGTTGAGGCCGTGACCGAGGCCGGACAGCGTTATGGTCTGCCCGACCCCGATCTCGGTGTCCTCGAGGGTCTGGACGATGGCGTAGTCGTCGAGCCTCATGTGCTCAATGACTGTGAATGTCGCCATGGTTGGTTCCCTCGTCCTGTCGTGTTGCCGTGCGTCAGGCCTGCGGAATCTTCATGAACTGGTTCGCGTCGATCATCTTCGGGGCGAAGTAGCCACGGAAGGCGATGGTGCGCGACAGCGTCGACGGGTTGTCGATGCTGACGGTGCCCTTCTGAGTCTCGTACACGCGGAAGGCTCCGGTGGCGGCAGCTCCGACGATGGTGGTCTTGGCGGCGAAGTTGGTGTCCACCACGAGACGCAGACCGAAGACGGTCGCGTCGCGGCTTCCGGGGGTCATGGTGCCGAAGGCGTTCATCGGGCCCACCTGCGGGAACAACGGCCTGTCCGCTGTGTCCGTCAGCTGTCCGAGCTGCGCGAAGACATCCGAACTGACGAACAGATGGTCGGGCAGGTAGTAGCCGTTGCTGAGGATGGTGGTCGCGCAGGCGTACACCTTGGCGATCCAGTCAGCCGGGTCGGTCGGGGCGACGTTGCCGGTGGCCTGCGAGGTGCCAGCGAGGAGCGCGTCCGCCGCCGCATTGTCCGTGGCGAGAGCGTACTTCTTCGCCATGTCCTCGATGAGGCCCTGAAGCACCTCGGGCGACGACCAATCGATCGAGGCCTCGGAGACCTCGACGTAGCCGCCGTAGATGTCCTTGGTGACCTGAATGTCGTCGACGATGTACTGACCGGCGGTGATCGTGGTGTTCTGCGTGGCAGGGCCGCCGATGCTGGTGTGCGTGGTGATCTTCGGGACGATGAAGACCTTGCCGGAGGCCGGAAGAGCGCGCACCCCGATCGCATCGCAGACCGGGCGCAAGCCCTGAATTCCCGAGTAGATGGGGGCCACGATCGGCAACGGAAGGATTCCGTCGAGGTCAGACGTGGTCACGTCGGGGGCTGCGGCGCGGAGGTTGGCGTTGAAGTTGGCGGCGTAGGAGCCACCCTGAAGCTGTGCGGCGATCCATTCGCCTGCGCTCGGCATCTGGAATTCACGCTTCGCGGTGGCGTAGATCGGGGTCGTGGCGACGGCGGCCTCGACGGGGTTGGGCTGGGTGTCCATGTTCTCCTCCTCGGAGTTGTGGGTTGGGTTGGGTTCTTCTTGCTGGGGTTCGTTCGCTTCCGCTTCTTCGGCAGAGGCGGCGACTGAGTAGACCTGCGCGTCGGCGTAGGCCGGGACTGTGACGACCGACAGCTCAAGCCATCGGGCTTCGGAGACCTCGAGGACTCCTCCGGCGGTGCGCTTGAACTTGGTGGGAACTGCGCCGACTGACACCGAGTCAAGTGCGCCCATGGCGAGCAGCTCGAGGCTGTCGTCGGCGGCGCGTGTCTTCGCCAGTTTGGCGGAGAACATCATGCCTTCGTCGGTGGACACTCGTTCGGTGACGACACCGATGACGCGCGTGTCGTCGTGGTATTCGAGCAGTTTGGGTGCCGGTCCGTCCTCGGGGAGGGATCCCTTGAGGAACTTGACTTGTTCGCCGCCGGACAGGGTGGCGACGGTGTCCCACGGGACAGCGAGGCCGGTGATCGTCCGGGAAGGCTGATCGCCTTCAGCTGCGTCCAAGGTGACGTATTGGGCGGTAAGTCGGATCATCGTCTGGTTCCTTCTTCGATGCGGATGTCGGCGGTGTCTTCGATCTCCACGTCAGCCATGGAGTTCTCGTAGAGGTAGTGCTCCACGTCAAACTTCACGAACCGATTTTGTGGCAGACAGAACGACGACGACAAGGTCTCTTCGATCGCGGTGAGGATCTGCTTGGCTCCGAAGAGGTACAGGTCCTGTCGGGCCTGTTGTGCGTTCTGGTAGGTGAACGAGCCGGGGACACCGATGCCCAACAGGTACGGGGGGATTCCGCACTGCCGGGACAGCTCGAGGGCTTGGAATTGGCGTGACTCGACGAGCTGAAGCTTGCTCGGATCGGAGGTGAATTCCTTAAAGGTAACGACCGAGTTGAGTGCGCCGATGGCGGAGGAGCGTCGTGCGGCGGACCATGCTGCGGCGAGTTCTGCGAGTTCTTCGCCGGACATCGGTTCGGATGCGTCGGTCTGCTGGAGGTATCCGGCGGCGATCTCGTTGACGGCGAAGCGGTCGGCGGCGCGGTCCAGTTTGATCGCAGTTTGGATGGCGCGTTGCCCGGTGAACAAGAGGCAACGCGCCATCCAAACTG